CTGACTCCCCCAATCTGGCTTCGGCACACTCTGGTCTGTTGACCCGTTCGTTCTATGACGGAGTGAGCCAGATCATTCAAGACCCAGAATATCTCTGGAAGGATGTGTTCCCGAACGCTCCGTTCCATTCCACCAACGCCAAAGAGGAAACTATTGATCTGGTGAAGCCACATCGGTTCTCTACGCTGACCTGTCGTGCCATAGGGGCCAGTCTTACTGGCGCTACTCGCTGCGAGAAGCTGCTATACGCCGATGACTTGGTGAGTGGTATCGAAGAGGCCATGAACCGAGAACGACTGGACAAGCTGTGGCTTTCCTATACCAACGACCTCAAGTCCCGTAAGAAGGACGGAGCGAAGGAGCTGCACATCGCTACTCGCTGGAGTGTGCATGATCCAATCGGTCGGCTGGAGCAGGAATACGGTGACAGTGATCGAGCAAGGTTTATTGTCCTCCCTGCTCTGGATGAGAACGGAGAAAGCAACTTCAACTACGCATACGGCGTGGGGTTCAGCAAGGAATACTTCGAGGACATGATGAAGAACTTGGATGACGCCTCCTTCCGTGCGCTCTTCATGAACCAACCTATTGAGCGTGAGGGGCTGCTGTACTCTGAGACAGAGCTGCGTAGATACTTCGAGCTGCCGGAAGGTGAGCCTGACGCAATCATCTCGATCTGCGACACAAAGGACAAAGGAACCGACTATGGTTTCCTACCTGTGGCGTATCAGTATGGGCAGGACTACTACATCGAAGACTGCGTGTGTGATAATAGCGCACCCGGAGTGGTCGAAAGCCGGTTCGTATCCGTTCTGTTGAAGAACAAGGTCCAACTGTCTCGGTTTGAGAGTAACAGTGCTGGAGGCAAGGTGGCCGAGAAGGTCCAGAAAGAACTCAAGGAAAAAGGTGGCCGGACACACATCACCACAAAGTACACGACATCCAACAAAGAGACAAAGATCATCGTAAATTCGCCATGGGTGAAGGAACATTGTCTCTTCAAGGACGATACGATGTATCATCGGAACAGCGACTATGGTCGGATGATGTGGTTCCTCACCTCGTACTCCATGATGGGTAAAAATAAGCATGACGATGTGCCTGATGGTCTGGCCATGCTGGCGGAGTACGCACAGAGCTTCGAGGGTGCAAAAGTCACGGTGTTCCGGCGTCCGGTCTAAGTTCTCCAATGCTTATTTTGTGTTGACAACCATTGGAATACATGGTACTATTGTATGTGGATAAACAGGTCTATTTGTGGAGGTGAATGGTTTGGTAAATATCGCTATGATGGGCGAAATGCTGGAGGCCCCGTCTCCTGCTGTCCCCGGTCCTGGAGCTTCGTTCCCGAGAGGACGGAAATTGTTTGGCCGAACCGTCATCTACACTGACGCTGAGTACATTGACGCCTCCAATGTCGTTGAGGAGCTGAACCATGCTTTGTTCTTCCACTCTGCGAACGCCAACCAGATCAATTATCTGTACTGGTACCGCCGTGGAAAGCAGCCCATTCTCGGTCGAAAGAAGGAAATCCGTCCTGAGATCTGCAATACGGTCATTGAGAACCATGCGGAAGAGATCGTTGCTTTCAAGGACGGCTACCTGCTGGGTGAACCTCTCCAGTATGTAGGCGTGGCCCGGAAAGACAAGTCTGTGACTGAGAAGATCACGACTCTCAACCGCTTTATGCAGATGGAGGACAAAGCGGCCAAGGACGCAGAGCTGGCGGAATGGTTCCACACTTGCGGAACTTCCTACCGCATGGCTCTTCCGAAGGATCGGATCTCGGAAGACGAGGCCCCCTTCTCTCTTTACACGCTGGACCCACGGTTCTGTTTTGTGGTGTACTACAATGGCTTGGGCCATCGTCCGATGATGGGCGTGAAGTATGTCATGAAGCGAGATAGATCCATTGTGTTTAGCGTTTATACGGATAACTGCTACTTCGAGATCGAGGATGACCAGATTGTTCGTGAAGAGAGCCATGTTCTCGGTGCAATCCCCATCATCGAATATCCGGCGAACAAGTCTCGGATCGGTTCCTTCGAGGTAGTTCTTCCCATTCTGGACGCCATCAACAATGTCGAGTCCAACCGTATGGACGGTATCGAACAGTTCATTCAGTCGATCATGAAGTTTGTGAACGCTGACATCTCTGAGGATGATTTCTTGAAGATGGCTCAGATGGGCGCTATCAAGATCAAGAGTGAACAGGGTAATAACTCCGATGTGTCCTACATGACGCAGGAGCTGAACCAGACCCAGACTCAGGTGACGAAGGATGACCTGTATGACGCTATTCTCACCATCTGCGGTATGCCGAACCGAAATGGCGGATCTTCCACCAGTGATACAGGAGCGGCGGTCATCATGCGAGATGGCTGGTCGGCTGCGGAGGCAAGAGCCAAGAAGGAAGAGCTTCTGTTCAAGAAGAGCGAGAACCAGTTCTTGCGTATCGCTCTCCGGTGCATGGCAACCTTCACTGGTATCAAGCTGGGTCTCAGTGAAATGGACATCCGCTTCACCCGTAGAAACTACGAAAACATCCAGCAGAAGAGTCAGGTGTTGACTACCATGCTGGCCAATCCGAAGATCCATCCCAAGCTGGCCTTCGTCCACTGTGGTCTGTTCGCTGACCCTGACGCCGCCTATGAGATGAGTCAGGAATGGGCAGAAGAGCAAGAGGCCAAGGCCGCTGCGGAGGCAAAGAAGTTTGCCGAAGGTGGCGGAAACCAGAATGAGCCGGATGTGAAGAAGGGAGAGCAGGATGAATAACATCACAGTTGCGGTCCCGGCAGTCATTTCGGCCATTGAGACCATCTTACGCCGAGGAAATCAGGCGGAAGTCAAGGTTGAACACGGCAAAGTCGTAATTGTCGAAGTCCAGCGTAAGAAAAGAGTATAGTATCGTCAGCCAGAGGGCTGATGAACGGCCAAAGGGTCATGAGTGCGATAGCACCCATGGCCCTTTTCATTTTGGATATGAGCGGATTTCCGCTTGTTATATCGGCAGTAGGGAAACTGCTTTAACAAATCGCAAAAGGGAGACAACCCTTCCAAAAACAGAAATCAGTGCTGAGTGAACAGCCTATAAAACGCAGGAGGAATGAATTATGCCGAAGATTGATGTGTCCCTCATCGAGGGT